TTATACCAGCGTCATGCCGTACTGGCCCAGTAGCTTCTCGAACCGCTGCCGCTGCGCCGGTGTCATGCGGGCCGTATACTGCGCCGCCAGCGCCTGGGCCAGATCGCCGTTGCCCCGCTTCAGATAGTTCACCACGGCCCGCTGCAGGCTCTCCGCCGCCGTAGAGCTCAGGCTCTCGCCCCTGCTGCCGGTATCTCCACTATCTGTAAGACGGACGCCGGAGGCGGAAAGTTTCCTCTCCTGCTCCGCTTTGTCGGAAAAATGTGCCAGCAGCGCCTGATACAGTCTCTGATCCCGGCTGCCCGCGTCCTCATACGCCGCCTGAGCCGCCTCCAGCTGCTTCTGCCAGTCACCACGCGCCTCCTGCCAGCGGTCATAGTCCGCCTTTTCCTGCGCGTCCAGCATACTGTACTGGTTCTGCAAAGCCTTGCCCTCCTGCTGATACTCCGCCAGCGCCGCCTGCCGCAGCTCCGGCACCAGCGCTGCCAGCTCCTGCAAATAGCCGTTGTACGCCTGCTGCCCCGCGCTCTGGGCGTAGCTGGAGGCATACCCGCCGGTCAGGGCCGCCGCCTTGCCCAGCGTGTCCTCCATGGCCGCCGCGCCGCGGGCGGCATACAGTCTGGCGTACCGCTGGTACGACTCGTCCTCCTCCGGATCGTAGTCGAAGGCCTCCCGCCCCGCGATCTGGTCATACAGCGCCTGCAAACGCTCCTCGAACCGGGACCGGTACGCCTCCGGCTCCAGCGCCGCCACGCTGTCCCGGTAGGCCTGCGCCGCCGTTACCTCGTCCGACGGCGTATAGCCCCTCTCCAGCTCCTGCAGACGCCGCGCCGTGCCCGCCGTGACCTCCGCCCTGGGTGCCGCCGCCTCTGCTGCCGCAGCGGCCTGCGCCGCCTGCTCCGCCGCCGTAGGCGCGGACAGCAGGCTCCCCCACGTCTCGTCGCCGGCAATGCCGTCCACCATCGTCAGTCCGTTCTTCTTCTGATAGTCCCGTACCGCGGCTCTCGTCTTCTTGCCGAAGATACCATCCTGGTCCAGACTATACCCCCGCTTGTTCAATTCATTCTGCAGCTGCCGCACCGCGCTGCCCTGTGAACCGTATGCCACCATCGTATACGTCGATGCCATGCCTCTCTCCTCCTTGTCATGTCGTGCGCCGCCAGCCATACACGCCGGCGATGCCTGTCTCCACGCTCTCCCATACCGCACCTGCCGGTGTCTCCGGCGCCGCGGGGCTGTCTGTCAGGCGCACGCTGCCCACCGGAAACAGCATCGCCTCCACTGTCTGTCCGTTCACCGTCAGTGCGCCGGATACCGCCACATCCCCGTAAAACACCGCCGGCCACACGCACTCCAGCGCCTCCTGCTCCGCGTATTTGCCGAAGGCCGCGCCCATTCCGCCGGCGCGCAGATGCAGCGTCACCCGGCTGGTGGCCGCCGTATACCGCACCACCCGCACGTTGCCCACCGTGTCCTCCGCGCTCAGCTCCACCTCATAGGAGGTCCCGCTGTCCAGCCCGCCGCCCAGCAGCTGCTCTGCCCCCGGCAGCAATGTCACATAGCCGTTCCACGCGCCACCCACGGGCCGGAAGCGCGCCCGCAGGACCACCGTATTGTGCCCCTGCACATCGGCGCACTGTGCCGCGCACTTCACCTTCAGATACGCCCCGTCATCCTTCTCTGTGCCGTCCGCGGCGCACCGCGCCGCCATAGACGCCGTGATGGCCGGCGGATAGTACGCCGCCACCGTCACCGCCTCGCCTGTCGCCGTCGCCGACCGTCCCCGGCTGTCCGTCACCGTGACCGTGGGCCGCAGCGTCCCGCTGATACCGATGACCGCCGTCGTCCCGGCAGTGCCGGCCAGTTCCTGCCCCGCAAAGCGGAACTGCACCGATCGCACGGACGCGCCGCCCTGTGCCGCCGCCGTCGCCGCATACCGTATCCGGCTGACGCCCTGCACACACAGCCCCCAGCTCTCCGCTGCCGTACCGTCGTTTACCACCTCCGTGGTCAGCGCCGCCGTGGGCCGCATGGTCTCCGGCACATACGCCGTGAACGCCGCGCTCAGGCTCCCCACCGGCGTACCGCCGCTGTACACCTTCACCGTCACCGTCCCGGTGCCGTGCGTTGTCTCCGGCAGCTCCCCGGCCAGCGACTCCGGCACTGTCCACTGATACACCACGCGCCCCGCGCTGCTGCTCACCGTCCGCAGCGCGCCGCTGCTCAGCGTTCCGGAGGCCGCCCCCAGCACATAGCTGAACGTAAAGCTGTACCCATACCCGGGCCGCGTCAGCGTCAGCGTCCCCGTCTGTCCGATCACCGCGTCCCCCGCCGTCAGCGAGAAATCTCCAATGTCCTCCACGCGCTCCACCGGCAGCGCATAGCCGTAGCTGTCGTCTCTGGCAGACCCGGAGCCGCTGTACAGCCGTATCCCCAGCGGCGCGGTGCCCACTGCTCCTGCCGCTGTTACCCAGCCGCTGTCGTACTCGATCGCGCTGCTCCACCGGCTGGGCGATGCCGCCTTCAGCGTATGCCCGCTGCACACACTTCCGCCGTCCACCGTCACCGACAGATAGATAGGGTACCCAAAATACGATGCCCCTGTCAGCGGCGCCACGGTCACATATATCCTGTACTGCATCGTGCTGCCGCTGCGCCGGCTGTCATAGCCGAAGCTGACGCCGATCTTCGGCACGCCGCCCCACTGGATGCTGTCCAACGCCGTATAGCTCACACACTCACCCTCCGATCCACCGGAAGGCCAGCCCGCCCTCCGCCGCCTCCATGCTCCACTGCCCTACATCGATACCGCCCAGCACCGTGATGTTCGTGATGTACAGCCGGTTGTTGGACACATAGGCCACCTCCGTGGCGTCCTGCCAGAAGGACAGCCGCGTGGCGGTGAACACCGCGCGAAAGTTGTTCTGCTCCACCACCTTCTCGCCGTCCACCTCTCTGCACGTCAGGTCCTGTCCCACAGCCACGCCATACACCGGCGCGGCCCCGTCGTAGTACACGATACCCGTGCGGATATACCCCTCCGTGTCCAGCTTATAGTGCGCGAAGGCCGCGTCCACCTTCTCCACGTTGGCCTGCAGGTCAGAGAAAAAGCTGTAATACTGCGTCACCGCCTCCGGTACCGCCTCCAGCTGGGCGCTGAGCTTCGCCACATAGCTGCCGAAGTCCGAGCTCGCCACATATTCCTCCTCCAGCTTCGCCGTCAATGCCGCCGTGGTCTTCTGTACCTGGTCCGCCGTCTTCAGGATCATGCTCCGCAGCGTCTCATACTGCCCGTCCGCCGTCTCCGATGCCGCCGTGCCCAAGCGCCCGTTGGCCTGCCGCCGGGCGGAGGCCTCTCCAGCCCCGCCGTCCAGCGCCTCCAACTGTCCCAGCGCCAGGTTGAGCTGCTGGGCCATCTGCACCAGATACGCATACTGCTGCGTCACCTGCTCCTGCACCGATCCCGCCGGTGCCATCGGCAGGGCAAGCACGCTCATGGCCCGTCACTTCCCTTCTCATACACCGCTGCCGCGCTGTACACCCGGCACGGTCCGTCCCCGGCCAGCTTCAGCCGCAGGTGTCCGCACCGCCGGGGCCGCACCTGCAGCACCGCGCCGCGGGTCTGCCCCGCCTCGCCGGATACACCGCCCACCTGTTCCCAGGCGCCGTCCCCGTCATAGCAGACATACGCCTTCACCGTGCTCCCGGCCGCCGTCTTCAGCCGCAGCTCCAGCCGCGAGAGATACTTGTGCTCCGGCGTGTACAGTCCCAGATCGCCGCTTTCGGCGCTCCAGGAGAACCCCGTCTCCGCCGTTCCCAACGTACCGCTTGTATCCAGCAGCCGTCCGTCGCTGCACAGTACTGTCATCTCCCCGTTCCACCGGGCGAAGGCCACCGCCGCCGTATCGTCCTGTCGGTGCCACAGCCGCTTCTGCGTGTCGTACACCAGCAGCTCCGTCTCTCCCGCCGCGTCCACGGCGGACAGCCAGTACCGGCCGCTTTCCCCGCCGGCCACGCCGCCGGTATACCGCTTGTCGCCCAGCGCCCGGGATACGCACACCGGCATACTTCCGTCAAAGGCATACACCCCGTCGTTCCCCAGATAGTACACCACACCGTCCGCCACGGCCACGGTCCTCTCCGCACCCTTCCGCACACCGCTGCACGGCACCGTCACGATCTGGTGCCCGCCGCCCGCCGCCGGATAGATGCGCTCCATGCAGCTCTCCTTGAAGAACACCACGCCGCCCATGCAGGCCGCCGCCCCGGTAAAGGGTCCGTCCGAGCCTCTGGCGGCGGCGTAACTGTCGGTGCTCAGCCCCGCAAAGCTGTTCCAGTTGCGGAAATCTCCCAGCGCGCAGGCGTATATCTCGTTCACCGCCTGACCGTCCACGATGCCGTATTTGCACCCCCACAGCCGGTTGCCCTGCTCCACCACAAAGTCCATCTCCGGCATCAGCCGCATCACCGTCACCGCAGCCGTCTGGCTGTCCAGCGTCCGGCACAGCGCCGGCACCAGCACCCAGTCGTCCTCCGCCGCCCGCAATACGTGCAGGCCGTTCAGCTCCGCCGCGCCGCAGCCTGCCACCGTCACGCCGTCCCCGGCGCGGAAGCCCAGTCCCACGCCCACAGCGGCGATCTTTGTGTACACCTCCGCCAGCGCCGTCCATGTGCTGCCGTCATACCGCCGCATCACGCTCTCCGATCGCTCCGTGTCCAGCCACAGGTCCCCTGTCTGCGGCTCCTGGGGCGCCTCCGTGCCCGCCGCGTAGCTGCCCAGGCTCTCCCCCGTCCCGTCGCACAGGGTGAACGTCACCTCTCCCGTGGTGGCCCGCACGTTCTCCATGCTTCCGAAGTCCGTCAGATCCTGGGTATTGATGTACTTCTTGTCCGGAAAGATCAGCAGATACGCCCCCATGCTCACCAACTGCTTCCGGCTGTCCGTCAGCACCAACCCCGTTTTCGCGCCGTTCACATACAGCGCCGTGCCGTCCACCCAGAACAATCCGTCCTTCTCCGTCATGCCGTTGGGCTTCGCCAGCTGCGTCACCGTCCGCCGCAGGGGCCGCGTCTCCAGCGCCGGATACCCGCTGCTCCACAGGTTCTCCATCTGCTCCAGGCTCCCCGCGCCGCTGCCCGGACGGCGATCCAGTCCCCCGAACTGCTCTACGCCTGCCCGCTGCTGCGCCGCCGCCTTCAGCTTGGGAAAATACATCTCCGCCGCCCCCTTTCAGCACAGCCGCAGCGCCGACGCGCCGCCCTCCGGCACCGCCGTCCTGGCCCGGTAGTCCCGATAGGTCAGAAACGCGTTGTTCCACAGGCCCGCCGCGCTGTTGTACCGCGCCGTCTCCCCGTTGGCATAGTGCACCTGCGCCTCCACATAGTGCCGGTACAGCTCGTCAAAGGGCGGCGCCGCCGTCAGCTCCGTCTCCTCGGTCAGCACCGGCAGTTCCCCCGTCTCCCGGCACAGCTCCCGCCGCACAAAGCCCTCCGCCTGGGCCAGCCACCGCAGCTTCTCCGCGCGCGCATACCCATTGGGCAGCAGCGCGTCCACCCGGTCCAGCACCTGTTTTGCCGTCGTCCTTGCCATGGCCGTCACCTCAGGAAGCTCTCTCGTCCACATAGCGCCGGGCCGCCTCCGCCATCATGGCGGCGTTTTCCAGCACCTCCGCCACGCACACCGGCACACGCACCTCCACGCCGCGCATGATCTTCCAGCTGCGTCCGTTGACGGACACGATGACAAAATTCTCCTCCTGCTTTCTGCCTCTGGGCAGCAGCACCGTTGTCATTTTCTCCTTCATCTCGCCCTTCTCCTTTCCTCATGTAAGACCTCGCCCCGCCGTCCGCCCGCGTTCCGCAGGGGGCGGTGGCCTCGACGTCCTGTCAGCGCGGCGTGGCCGCGCTGACGGCGGCATTTCCCGCAGGGGCGGACGACCCGTCCGCCCCTGCTTCACGCTCCGTCAGTTCGCCTTGTCCTCGTCCGAATAGCTGCTGCCGCACTCCACGCGCACCATGTACTCGTCGTACAGGATAGCCGCGGCGTGTACGCCCTTCCAGCCCACGCTGGAGCGCTGGTCCAGGGGGTCGGCGGTGCCGGAGCTGCCGCGGGGCTTCACGATGACCTCCGTGCCCTCGCTCAGGTCCACCACGCCATAGGCGCCCTTGCCCAGGAACAGGCAGCCGTACACGGCGCAGCCCTGCTTGCCGCCTTCGCCGGGGTAGATGACCTCCTTGTCGCCCACGGTGACGGTCTTGTCCAGCACCAGCTTCGCGTCGGTGTTGCTCACCACCTGGCAGCGGGTGCCGCCCAGCACCACATAGCGGCCCGCCAGCGCACCGGCAGCCACAGTACCGCCGTTGAAGGTCACGTCGGTGCTGGCCATAACGTTGCCGTTCACCTTCAGCGTGCGGCTGTCGGCGGCCAGGTCCTCGCCGCGATAGATCTTCGCCTCCGTGGTCTCCACGAAGCGCACGCCGTGCAGCTCGCCGATCTCGCCGGAGAACAGCTCCGTAGCCCCGGCATACTGGTGGGCGGCGATCCACGCCTCGTCCTGGCGCAGGTCAAAGGCCACGCTGGGGTGGATGATGCACACATACTTGCCGTCAAAGGTGGGCGCGTTCATCTTCTTCAGCTGGGTCGCCGCCTTGGCCACCAGCTCGCTGGTCATGCGGCAGTCCTTGTCCAGCGTCATGCGGCTGGTCACGTCGGTCTTGGTGCCGTCGCTGCCGATTTTGGGCGCGTAGATCACCTGCTTGCCCTGCTGGATCTCGTTTCGGGTCACCGTGTCCAGCGTCAGGCCCATATTGCTGCCGTGGCGGTCAGTGATCTCCAGCACCACGTCGTCGATGGCCGTCAGATCCAGCATATCCGACACGGTGGTGTAGTCGCCGTACTGCGCCAGCTCCTTGGTGATGTAGCTGACGGAGATACCGCTGCCGTCGGGCGTCACGCCCTCGGTCAGGGGCTTCAGCGCCTTGTCAAAGGCGCCGAACTTACGCCACTCCACGGTCTTGCCGCCGCCGGCAGGCAGGCCCTTCGTGGCCGCGAACTGGTTGTGCACCAGCTGCGGTTTGGCATTCTCCAGCAGCTCCATGCCGTAGTAGGTCTTCATCTCCGCGCTCAGGCCCGCCGTGGTCTGGGTGTTCTCCGCAAACATCTGCAAATTCATCTCCATGTTTTCTCTCCCTTTCTAAAATCTGATCTTCTCTCCATCCTGTACTCTCTTCCGTATCGCCGCCAGCTCCGCCCCGCTGAGACCCTTGGGATCCCAGCGGCTGACGCTCCTGCGCCGTCCGCCGTTCTCCGCCACGCGGCTTCCGCCGCTGGCGATGGCCTGGGCCATCTGCTGCCGCGCCCGGACCACGGCGAATTCCATCGCGGCCTGCAGCTGCGCCTCCTGCTCCCGCTGCCGCGCCGTCTCCGCCGCGGCCGCCATCTCCCGCAGCCTCTCGTTCTCCTGCCGCAGTCCCCGCAGCCGTCCGTCCAGTATTCGCCGCACTCGTGCGTCGAATTCCCCCTTGTACCGGCCGCGTATCAGCGTCTCGAAGTCCTCTCCACCGCCAGGTACCCCCTGTTCCCCGGCAGGTGCCTGCTGCTCCCCGGCGTCGGGAGCCATTCCGCCCGTCTCCTCCGCAGTCTCCTGCGCCGTCTTTTCCAGCTCGTCCATCCGAACTCTCCTCCCCGTGGTAGGTCACGACCCAACTTCCACCCTGCCGGGGTATTGCTGCGCCAGCAGCGCCAGCCCGCATCGCACCAACGCGAACTCCCGGGCACAGTCCCCTGACCCCGCGATCTCCGCGTATCCCGGCGCGCTTTGGAACCGTTCCAGCCGCCCTGTCTCCCGCAATCTCCCCGCCAGCGCGTACACCAGCGCGGACGCCGCCGCGCATACGATGTCCTTCCCATACTCGCCGTACCCGGCGTGGCCCCGCACCGTAAGGTGCGCGCCGCCGCAGCTGGCCCGTATCATCTGGGCCGTACCGCCTGCCGCGTGGCCTGCCGCTGCCGCGTCACAGCGTCGCTGCTCCGGGGCGCCGCCGCCTTTCCGCCGCTGCTCTCCCGCTTCTCCAGCTCTCGCTCCAGCGCCTCCGCCAGATGGGTCCCCTGGCTCTTGTCCAGCAGCGTCACCGCCCGCCGCAGCGCCTCCGTCAGCCACGCCTTCTGGTCCGTCTCCTTCTGTCCCTGCCGGATGACCTCCGCCAGCGTGTCCTTGCTGCGGAACTGCATCAGCTCCAGGCACCGCAGCGCCTGCTCTGCCATATCGCTGCGGAAGAACCCCATCTGAAACAACTGCAGGGCCAGCTGGTTGTACTCCATGGTCTGGTACGGCGTCTCGTCCTGTGCCATCACCTCCAGGTCGAACTCCGGCACGCGATAGCCCCCGGTCAGCAGCGCCCTGGGCCGCAGGCCCCCGTTGCCGTAGGCGACGAACGCCCCGCCGTCCCGGCCCAGCAGCCGGAACTGCCGCGGCACGTCGTAAAACTGCCGGATCAGCTCGATGCACAGCGTCACCACCTGTGAAAACGCCTCATACCCGTCGTCGATCATGTTCCGCGACAGCTTGCCGCCCGCCTCCTGCAAAGCCGCAATAGCCGTGGCCGCCGTCACGCCGCCGGCGGTGCCGCCGCTCATCACGTCCCGGTTGCCCGCCGTCTCCTTCATCTCCGCGATCTTGTTCTGCAGCACCGCCACATATACGCTGTCCAGCGCCGGCACCCGGATCGGCGCGATAGAGTCCGCGCCCAGGTTTCCGTTGGTGTGTACGAAGGGCCTCGTCCAGTCGGCATACTCGTTCTCGTTCACCGCGCCGTCCGCCCGGATGAAAAACCGCGGCGTCGCCGCCGCCAGCGTGTTTTTCAGAATAGCCTGGTTCATCAGGTCGATCTGCTTCTGCGCCGACTTGCACAGATCCACATACCCATACCCGCAGGGCGTCCCCTCCTCGGGAAACAGCGTATCGAACACGAACGGATACTTCCCGTGGTCGTACCAGCCCCGCGCCGCCATCTCCGGGTCGTTCTCCGTGGCATACAGCACATTCTCCCCCACGAACTTGCAGTACTGCAGCACCTGCCGTCCCTCACGCTCCGTGTGGTAGTACCAGTCCACCACCAGCGACTGCTCCGACGTGTCCACCTTGTCGTCGAACAGATACCGGCTCACCTGCGCGCCGCCGCGCCCCAGCTTCCCCTCCAGCTCCGGCCACCTCCGCACCAGATGGTTGTTGGGCACCAGCTCCGTGCAGAAAAAGTGCTCCGACTCCTGTATGTCCGTGACCCCCGGCTCCCAAAACAGGTTCAGCACGTCCATGCTGCGGATGCTCACGTCGCCCATCCCGTGCAGCTTTTCGTTGTCCCAGAACACGCCGTACACGGCGCACCCGGACTTCAGCTTGTCCCACCACGCCTTGGAATACGTCCGCCTGAACCGGTCGTTTTTCAGCAGCACCGGCAGGATACGGCTCAGCGTCTCTGCCTCCTGCCGGTCTCCCGGCTCCCGGGGCAGCACCGTCGGCTCCGGATAGCAGTCCATGGCGTCCGCGTGCTTGCTGAGGATGCAGTTCACCAGCCAGCCGCTGGCCGGCCGCACGTCCTCCGGATTGCCGCCCTCGCCCGCCTTCTCCATCTGCTCCCAGTGCCGCAGCTTCCAGAACTGCTCGTTGTCGATGATGCGCCTGTCCAGATTTTGCTTGCCCGCGCGATAGCGCCGCAGCACCTCCGCCGCGGCCCGTACCGCCTCCGCCCCGATCTTCACCGGAGCACCGGCGTCCCGCGCGGTCCTTGTCTCCTGCTCCATCCGAGCACCTCCCTTTCATGTTCTGTCCCTGCCCCCGCCCAGCCCGAAAGTTGCCCGCAAACGTGCAACACCCCAAATTTTTTGTCCCAGCCTTCCCCCAAAAAAAGCGCAAAAAAAGAAAGGCTTAATAGTCGTAAGGAACTATAAGTCTTGCGGTTGGGGCAGAGAACGGTGTGACCGTAAAGGTCACGCCGTTTTTCTGCGTCCAAGGGTAGATTCTGCAATCATGGGTTCTGCCAGCACGGGGATCTCCACATCGTCCACGAAGTTGAAGAAAATCTCAACCTTCTGTCGGCGCTTGCCGCCAGACTTATCCGGTGCGTGAATGATGATCTTCTTGATATACTCGTTGACAATCGTCTGCGTCAGCTCGGTGACATCCACATACTTTTTCGTCAGCGCAATGAAAGCGTCCAGATCGTCGCCCATTGCCTGCCGTTGCTCGACCCATTCTTCTGTCGTTTCAATTTCGAGCTTTAACCGGTCCTGCTCCGCTTCATAATCAGCAGTCATCTTCTTGTACTTTTCCTTGCTGATTTCACCGAGGGCGTAGTCCTCATAGAGCCGGGACATGACCACATCGAGGGTGGCAAGGCGCTTTTTTGCCTGCTCCATGCGCTTCCGATCTTCCCGGATGTCCCGTTCCTGATCGGCGCGGCGGTAATGCAGCCATTCCTCTTGAAAGCCCTCTACATCGCTGCGGATATACGCATTGACCGCCTGAATCCGTTCCAGCACCAGCTCCCGCAGCACATCTTCCCGGATATAGTGTGCAGAACAGGTGCCTCGACCGCTTTTGTAGCTGGAGCATACATAGTGGTCTTGCTTGCCGTCAAAGTTCTTACAGGTAGCAAAGTGCAGCTTATTTCCGCAATCGGGACAGAACAGAAGCCCGGAGAACAATCCTTGCCGTTCCGCTTTTGTGGGACGGCGTTTGTTTTTTCGCAGCTCCTGCACCCTGTCCCACTGAGCCTGAGAAACGATTGCTTCCTGCGTATCAGGGAAGATACACATATCCTCGATGGCATTCGGAATCCGCTTCTTCAGCTTATAGGACTTGGAATAGGTTTTGAAATTGCAGGTACAGCCGGTATACTCCATCCGTTCCAGAATACCCACAACCGATTGACCAATCCAATGATAAGGGCGATCCGGCATCTTCTTGCGTTTTTTCGGATCGGGATGGTTTTCCGACTGTTTGGCATACAGCGCCTTGGTAGTCAACACCTTATCCTGCTCCAGTATACGGGCGATCTGTTCCGGGCCTTTGCCGTCAATCGCTAAGTCAAAGATGCGCTTGACTACTGGGGCGGCATCCTCGTCAATGATCCAATGGTCTTTATCGGCTGGGTCAGTGCGATAGCCATAGGGCGGCTTTCCCAGATGCTTGCCGCTGGTGCCTTTCTGACGGAATACGACCCGGACTTTTTTGCTGGTGTCCCGTGGATACCATTCGTTGAATAGGTTACGGATTGCGGCGAATCCATCGCCGTCCCCACGCTGACTGTCCACGCCGTCGTTGACGGCAATGAAGCGCACATCGTAGCTGGGGAAGATGATGTCGGTGTACTGGCCTACGGTCAGATAATCACGACCAAAGCGAGATAGGTCTTTGCAAAGCCAGCAGCCCACTAATCCCTGCTTGACGAGTTCAAAGCCCTCCTGTACGCCGGGGCGATTGAAGTTCGTCCCGGTATAACCGTCATCCACCAGAATTTTCAGGTTCGTGTAGCCATGATCTCGTGCGTATTTGGTTAAAAGCTCGCGTTGATTCTGTATCGAATTCGACTCGCCATCCTGCGAATCCTCGTTGCTGAGGCGGCAGTAGAGTATCGTAATTTTTTGCTGATCCGTCATAACGTCCTCCTTCACGTTCGGGTCAGCCGACAGAATCGGTGTGCTTAAAATTATATTACCATAGTTTTGTGTCACTGTCATGAACAAGCCACCTCCCGGTCAGAAAAAATGAGCCGTTTTACCTTGGCGGTAAGCGGCTCAGTTCCGTCACAGACGGTTTCAATGGTGTACCATGTGTTTCCAATCTTGCGCTCCACGGTTTTGCAGAAGGGGCTTCTCCTGCTCCAATAGGCCTCGCACTCCTGAAAAAAGGACTCCGGCGGGTCAAAGATCGGATCAAAGTAGCTCTCATGGTCAAAGACCTTGCAAAGCTCAAAGACCAAATCGTCTTTCCCCTCCATCACGGCACGGTTGATTTCGTCAATGCTGATAATTTTTCCCATATACGATTCCTTTCTCATAATTCTATTTCGTTTTTGCGGCTGCGCTGTTGTGTCTGCTGTTGCCCCTGCTCATGCTGCACTTCATAAATGTTGTAGTGAATGGCCCAGAGCTTTTTGACGTCGACGTAAAGCGGCGAAAGCTCTGTCTGAATGTCCTTGTACTCCTGCTCCAGCCGCTCACGCTCTCTGCGCCATACGGTGATGGGCATCTTGCCGTCTTTGAAGTACGGCTTTAATTTGCGCTCTGCCATGTAGAACGTCCGCAGCGTATCGTCATGCTCCGACTTGTATTTCTGTCTGGATTTTTCAAAACGGATGCTTCCCAGCTTATCCGCAACCGGTTTTCCATCGACATAATACTGTGCCATGCGAAGCAGCTCGTCCAGTTCCTTGATGCGGGATTGCTTCTCCACGGCAGACGTTTTCATTGCGCTGATGCTGTTCTGCATGGAATGCAGCGCGGCATCCAGATCATCGGTGGTAAAAAGCTGCTTCTCCTGCAAAAAGCGGAACGCATCCGCATACCGCTGTAAGTTGGCTGTCTTGGCCTTTGTGCTGTATGCGCCCTTATTGCGGTTATTGTAATAGGTCATCAGCAGATCGTTCAGCATAGGCGACTGCGGCTTAGAGAGTTCTTCCTTAACCGCTTTCAGCCATTCCAGCAAAGAAGCGATTTTATTCTTTGCTTCCCGCAGCATGGCGTTGGTTTTGCGAACCCAGCGGTTGAAGTCGCCCTTATCGGTGCGGACGCCCTTCGCTTCCATCGCGCGGACAGACGGTCCCTCGTGGACGGTAGGAATCTGTTCAATGCCTTGACGGGCATAGCTGCGGTGGTCGATCCGGCAATCCAAACCTTTCTCCGCAAACTTCTGATTGCACAGATCAGCCCATGCTTGCCGCCAATGCTCCAAGGTTTCGGGACTGCCCCAGTCGGTGGTCGGCACAGCGTTGAACACATAGTTTCCTGCTTCGTCCCGGATGCGATCCCCATGCTCGTCCAGCAGATATTCCCGCTGCTGTTTGTTGCCCCATTTGCCGCCCGGCTCAATGGGGCGAATGGGACACATGACGTGAAAATGCGGATTAGAAATGCCGCCGTCCTCCTTGTCCGGCTGATGCACGGCAAAGTCCACCACCATCCTTCGGCTCACAAAGTTCTCCAACAAAAATTGCCTTGCCAAAGCGATGTTCTCCTGCATGGAAAACTCGTTCTGCAAGGCAATATCGAAGCTGTATGCGAGCTGTGCCTTCTTCCTGCGCTCAGCTTTCTCCACGGCGTTCCAGAGCGTTTCCCGGTCTGCGTACTCTGGCGGAGCGTGGGATGGCAGCAGGATTTCGGAGCAGATCACGCCGCCTTTTCGGGTGTAGTCGCTGTCCTCGCCGTAGTATTCGCTGTGCAGCTTTTCCCCGGCACGGTAGGCGGCAGACGCCACGGCGGATTGTCCCGCGCTGCGCTTGATCTGGGTTACATGAAAGTGGAATAACGCGATACTCAGCACCCCTCTTTCTGCTCAGACCGGTTATGTTCGTTGACCGCTTCCATGAGCAGGCCCTTGACCTCCGGCAGGTCAAAGACCTTTTCGGCAAAAGCGTAAAACTCAGCGCGTGTCAACAGCTTCGTCAGCGGGGCAATGCTTTCCATATCCGCGCTGCGGACGATCAGGTTGTGTGCGCGTTTGGTACGGTCGCCGCGCTCATAGTAGGCGATTCGGTTTTCCAGACGCTGCTTCTTGTGCTGCTCCTGTGCAAGCTGCTGCTTAATTTTCTCTTTCTCGGCATTCAGCTCGGCAAGGGTTTTCTGTTTTGGCATTGTGTGACCTCCTTCAAAATTAGTGAAATAGTTGTTCAGACTTTGCGGCGGAAATTGTCTGCGTCAGCAGATGGTTTCCACCGCGAAGTGCGCTGGGATAGCTGCATAGGCAGCGCAAGGGAGGCAATCCCTTGTACGGAACGAAGTGACGCAAAACAGCCGTGATACTCAGGTATCTGGGCTGTCTGCCTCGCAGAGCGCACATACTCCCGTCAGGAGAGTATAGAAGTGCGCCCTTAGTCCCGGTGGGACTTTCGGGATGTTCCCGGATCGTCAGTTTTTCTTTCGCTGCCAGACGATCTCGTATCCCAGCGCATCGGCAAGCTGAGCAGCTTCCGTGTAGCGTAGGGACTCCCGCTGGAGCTTGTTGGACAGGTTGGATACGCTGTCAGACCAGCCGTGTTCGTCATGCAGCAGATCGACCACCTCCTGCATGGTCATTCCCTGACGGACGATGTACGACTTGATTTCGTTTCTCAGATTGGATTTCATCCGTTTTTACCTCCATTATTTCGTATAGTGTGGTTTCGTATCGGTGATGCCGGTGTACTTGTCAGTGAAAAAACTGCCATGCCACAAATCCGCTCAGATTTCTGCCTATGATGCCCTATACGTAGCAGCACCCTATCAGCTTCATCGTTCTGGGCGAGGTCATGCGGAACGGTGGGATATACCACATCCCGGTGCAGCGGCTTCACGCTTCGGTAAATCACCGGACGGTGCATTGCGTTTGGCTTATAGTGAAAATTCTCATGAATTTCACAAGGATTGATTATACTGTGCCGTTTTTGGCATCTCACGGGCACTCTGTACATAGCAGAATTGCGGTATTTCGCTGTGTACATACGTACCAGCGGTGCAGGGCAGGCAGCATTTCACGGCATGGGCAGCTTTGTTCACGATTGGGTGCGCGTCAGCTTTCCGGTACATACGTACATAGCGATTTGCCCCAATTCTCAGATATACGGGGGTTGATCAGCGGCTCGATGCCCAGATACCCCCACACTCTGCGCCCGGTGGCATTTATGACGGTGTTCGTATGCTCCAGATTGTACGTTTTCAGATTCCGCATCAGAAAATCACTGAACGAGCGCTGCCGGATGGGCGTCAGCCCATTCTCATCACACCAGATTTCATAAATGGCATACAGCTCCTTGGAGGTGACGGACATATCCGCTTTCAGCCGTATATAGCCGGTGGACTCCATAAAGTCGATGGCGTTGTTCGCGTCGCGCTTGACATACTCCCGGTTGTTCAGCGTCCGGGGACTTTCCGTGAAACGGAAGTTGTTTGCCGTCAGCCGCTGCAAGCCCTCAAATGCCCAGAGGAAAATGCCCTCGATCTCAAGTTTCATCTTCTCTGCAATGTCAGGATCATCCACACGATCAGCAGGCTTCTCTTTTGTGGTCAGGATCAGTTGACGGCGGTAAAAACCGTTGCTGCGGTCGTAGAGAGCTTGCAAATCGCCGTTGGAGAACGCCAGCAGGCGGGCGTACATCCACCCCTGATAGCTCTGGACGCTTTTGCGTTCCAAATCCATCTTGCCCTGTGCGGTAACAATGGATTTGACATAGTTGGTCTGCTTCAGCGCCTCCATTTTCATATCGTCATCCACAAGAAGATGAATGTGTTCCAGATCGGCGCGGGCAAACCGGTTGTCGGAAATTTTGGCGATGCTGCCGTCCTTCATATTGCAGCCAAACAGCCGCGCCAGCACAGGACCGATCTGCGATTTTCCCTCGCCGCCCTCGCCCTTGAGGATCATCATGCGCTGCCCTTTGGTGCTGGGAATGAGGCAATAGCCGATATACTCCTGAAAGGTTGGGATGTCCTCCGGGTAGAGCAGATCGGAAAGAAACCGCAGCCAGACAATCGGCTTTCCCGCCTGCGGATTGTAGTCGATGGGAAACCGACTGCGCACGATCTCAGGCCGTCCTGCAAGGAAACTGCCGTCGATGCGGAGCGTCCCGTTCTGCACATGAATTTCATCCGGCTTTGGTGGAAAGCTCTCTGCATGAGCCGCCAGCTTCATGATCTCCACGATATTGGAAATGGTGCGCGGAATGTTCTTTGCGGCACAGCACTCCAGCTCGGCATAGATTTTCTCTTTCAGCAGCAGCGGGTCTGTCAACCGCCCATCCGGTGTGAAAAATGCGTTATCCGCATAGATGAGTTTGTTCTTTGATAGAAATTCCCGGCAAAAAGCCGCCTCATTGATGTCTTTGCCATCGAACCATGCTGGGAAATCAAGCCCTGCATACTTCTTGTTCACGCTGCATCCCTCCCATTGATTTTTTCCTTGAGCTTGTCCAACCGACCATCTGCAAGCAGATGACTGACCACCTCGGCACGTTCGTGAGAATCACCTGCGCACAGAATGTCCAGATAATATTCCGTTTCATCGAGCTTGTGACAGGCTTCCATGAACCGTGCGTGAACAGGCTCGTCAGGTGACTGCGGCGCATACCGCACCTTCCAGTCCCGCATCACACGGGCATAATCGGACAGAACAGCAAAGCACAGCCGCTCGTTTTCCATGAGCTGCTGTGATTCTGTTTGCTGTCTGCGTTTTTCAAGGATTTCCTTTGTCGGCGGTCTGTCCGTGTCAATGCCGAAGTCTGCTGCAAGCCGCTGGGCGGCTTCGTAAATCGGCAAACCAAAAAAAGTTGGCGGCAAAGCCGATCACATCCCCATGTGCGCCACAGGCAAAACAATAATAATGATCGTCTGCCACGTATAGGCTGGGATGCCGGTCGTTATGAAAGGGGCAGAGGGCTTTGCCCTGCCGATTGACAGATACCCCATACCGTTCCGCAGCTTCCCGGCAGTTCACGCCATATTTGACGTTTTGAAAAAGGTTCATGCTGTATCCTCCGTAAAATAG